CTTGTAAAAACTAGGGATTCTAAACATTGCATCACTCCGTCTTTCTCAACTTACATATACAATATAGCAAGACTTCTTGGTTTTGTCAACCTTTTTGTGCAACTTTTTTTAAATTATTTGTATTTTTTCGTGACCCACACAAACTTGTGGATCTACATATATGTCAATACCCAACTGTTTGGCATCCAAACACCATGCAACATCTTCACTGCACATTTCATAGTAGTCTCCCACTTTGATTTTTCGTGGAGCAAACCATGGATATTGCATGCGTTCAAACACACCACGTTTTACCAATACCCATCCAAAACCAATGTAGTCTGCACGAAAAGCAAATTTGCGTTTGCTCATGTCGTCTGTGGTGATAAAGTTGTAGTAGCCGTTTTCTACAAAGTGTTGATCCTGCATGTTTTCCACAACAGGAGTTGTGCCTCCTGGTTGACTGTACCATCCGCTGGCAACATCGCAATCCATGCTCAACAATTTGGTAAAATGTTCTACAGTGAAAACAATGTCGCTGTCAATCCACATCATATAGTCATAGTGCATGTCACCAAAAGGTTTTTGATTGGGACCTTTTTTCACATCTGCACCTGCTACTTTGCAACGAGCAAAGTTAACCATGCTACTGTAGTTTTGACTCATAATAGGTTGGTGTCCATTTTGCAAACACCAAGTCCACACAGTCATAAAGTTTTCTAGAAATTCTCCGCTGTAGCTGTTGCCAGGCAAACAAAAAACTATTCTCATAGACTCACATCCTCTAGTCCTGCGGCACGTAGTTTCACTACATTGTTGATTTGAAACTGTTTGGCATCCAATGCTTTTACCAGTCCCATGTATTTGTTGCGCACCAATGCAACTTCATTGATGATGTGTTGCTGATCAATCACTTCTTGTTCGCCGTCAGCATAACGCTCAGCATCTCGACTGCTCAATGCTTTGTTGTATCCTTCTAGATATTTGCGATAGTGTTTGTTGCGAATTTTGCGCATCTCAATATTGAGATACTCTAGTATAGCTTCAATTTCCTGCAATTGATTAAAACGATGTTCAACTATACCAGGCATGTCTCGACTGTTTTTTTCTACACTGCCTTTGAGGCTGGTGTCCAGTCTTGCTTCAGCAAGTTCTTTTTCAAAGTAATCAATTGCAGGAACAATGTTAGCTATGTCTTTGCGTATTTCACTAAACCAGCTCATTTACCAATCATCATATTCATCTGAGTCCTCATCAATGTCGTCATATGCATCTTCATAATAACTGTCTCTGAGAACTCTGTCAAGTGTTGAATCAAAACCAAACCATTCATCACCAACTTCGCTCAAATCACAAATGCCTTCGTTTACTACTGCTAGAAACTTTTCGCATGCGATTTCACGATCTTTAGCGGCAATGTAAGGTTTCATAGATAGCCACATATCTACATACGTGGCTATTTCGTTGTCATTCATTTTCATAGGCTGCTTCTTCCTCAGGTAAGATATCTTGTTCGATATTTTCGTTCTCGATATTTACCTCCGGAAGGTCTTTTTGTCCCCACTCGCTCATAATGAGATCTAGACACCCATCATCATTGCGTTCCCATGCTTTGCGGAATTGTGTAAGAACTTCGCCTGTCACAGGGCTTACATATTCCAAACGATTACCAGTCTTCTTGAGTAATTCAATTTTTTCACACAAGTCAACAAATCCACTGTAGGGATTCATGCCTGTTTCATATGGAATTTTAATCTGTACACTTTCAAAAGGTTTAGCAAAACGTGTTTTCATTACTTTACATGCAGCTCTGATACCACGTACTTCGCTGATCTTGTTGCCTTCTTCATCCTCTTTGAGTTTGAGTTTGCGCATAGCAACAACAATACTTGATGCATAGATAAAGCCTTGGCCACCTGAAATCTTATCATCTGGGTCAAACATATCTTGTGAAGCATATGTGTGGTTGGTTGCTACCAATCCAACATTGTAATCACCAAACATGTTTACACAGTTGCGAACCAGTGCTGTGAGTGCTTTGGGTTTGCGTCCCAAGTCACCTTTCATATCACCCTTTTGGAACTGATCAATATCAGTGGGTGTTAGCATCATGCCCAAACTGTCAATCACAAACAGTACTTTTGGACGATCTTCTTCTTCTTTGTCAGCGAACTGTGCTTTGTAGTCTTTCATAAATTCGCTGATAATCTTTGCAACTTCATCAATCATTGCTACGTTGAGTTTGAGCAGTTTATCTTCGCTGGTGTCAACATCCAATGCTTTGAGCCATGCTTCGTCCAATGCGTTTTCACTGTCAATGAGAACACAAAAGATACCTTGCTTTTGTGCTTCTCTGATCAAGTTGCCACTGCAAATAAAACTTTTGCCAGCGCCACTTTCTCCTGCAAACACTGTGACTTTGCCTAAAGGTACACCTTTGTTGAAATCACCGCTGATCAATTTGTTTAGTGTGTAATTACCTGTTGAGATCCATGTGTCAGGATCTCTAAATCCGCTACTGAGCCCAGGTACGCTCTTAGTAATACTTTTGCGGAATTTACTTACGTCAAAAGGTTTTGCCATTATTATCTCCAAGACTAGAGTAGGCGACTATTGCCGCCTACCTGTTGCTGTATTAGCCGTTGTTGCGATTGCGAATTGCAGCCAAAATATCCTGCGCACTGGGCTTTTCACCATCAGCACTTGCAGGTGCTGTTGCTGCCACTGATTGTGCAACTTGTTCTTGCTGTGGTTCAGGAGTTGCAACAGGCGCTGCTTCAGCTACAGGAGTTGGAGCAGGTGCAGCCTGAGACTGCGGTGCAGGACTGGCTGCTGGTGCAACACTGCCTGTGTTTGGCGCACTGTTTGATGTATCAATTTGTACACCGCTTGGACGATAGAAGTTGCCCCAAAGTTCTGGATCATACATTTGTCCATCTACACTTGCTTCAAACATTTGACCAATAATAGCCAATTCAGCTTCACTAGGCTGTTTAGGAAGATAATCATTTAGATTATACAAACCATACTGCTCGATTGCCGCACGTTCGTTTGTATCCAAACTACGTTCGCGACGTGCCCAACTTGATGTTGAGTAATCTGCATATTGACCTTTGGTTGTTTTGGTAAGACGGAAGTCTGTACCCTGTTCAATGTCTGTTGGTAGTTCAACAAAATCACTGTCCATTAATGCACCTTTGATAATATTAAAGATGCTTGGATTAATAATAAAACGACGAATTGGATTTTCTGGAGTTTCTTCTTGTAGACTGCTTTCTACAACAAAACCCTGAAACACATAACTGCGCTTTTTCCAATACTTGCGACCCATATCTTCTAGTGCTGGGTCTTTAAACCAATTGCGTACTTCTGCAAGAACTGGACAACTGCCAACTGGACCCCACATTTCATTACAAGGTACATTTACTGTGACCTTGCGACTGTCTGGTTGTCCTTTAACTCCAGCAAATTCCAAACGAATCATTTGACGTTCACGCCAAAAGTAAGTGTTGCTCGCATCACCATCTGGTAAGAAGCGAATCACACTTGTTGAATTTTCTGGGATATTCCAAAATGGGAAGATAGCGTTATCGCCACCTGTACTGCCCGAACCGCCACCGCGATTCTCTTGTTCTTGTAGTTTTGCACGAATTTCTGCCAATGTTGCCATAGTTTTTTCTCCTATATATGCCTATGTTTGTTTGCCTAAGTTTGCCTTAGTGACAACTTATATTGTCACAGTATACGATGTTATACAGAGCTTGTCAACTAAAAAGTTTATCGAATTCGTATTTGTCAAATGCGCTTTCGAATGTTTGTTCATAGTCTTGAGCTTGCATAACATTTTCACTTGCTTTCGCTGATAATTTAGGCATCAATGTTTTGATAGCATTTACTGCTTGTTTAAGCATAGCACCATCTTTAACATTGTCAACCACATCATTGAATCTTGCAAGTAAAACTGCTAGTTGATCCTGATCTTTGCCACCATCAATCACTGTGCTTAGATATTCCATCACAGCACCAATTTGTGTTTGAATAGGAGCACCCTGAACATTCTTGCTCACCATTGGGTTCTCAGGATCGCTTTTGACATCGATACCTTTGCGCAGTCTCACACTGTCCATCTTGGCAATGGTGTTGACTAGGTCATCCAATGTCTCTTTTGCAAATGCATCTGCTTCACGAATTGCTTTCATTTCTTTAACAAGTGCATTCACATAAGGCAGTGCATCATCCAAACTCTCGTCGAATGTACGCACTGTAAACTGATTGCGAAGTTTTGTACGATCTGTTTCATTGATCTTTACTTCTCTGCTCTCAAATGCGTCTTTGGCTTCATTGTATGCTTTAACGCCTTTGAGTTTGTTGATTGTTTCTCTGATACTGGAAATGCGGTTAGAGACTGCTTCCACAATTTCTGCTGTATCTTCGTTGACCAAGTTGTTGCGCTTGCTGTAGTTGGCAAACTCTTTGAGTTTTTTCAATTCTACAGTTTGTTCTTGAATGTGCTGTCCAAATTCATCATGTGGTGTGCCACCTTCTTTAACATGACGCAACATAGCACGACCGCCTGCTAGGTTGTTGGTTGGCATCTTGTAGCGTTCACCATCAGCGTTTTCAATGTAGATAGCACTGATATTTCTACTGCGGCTGCCACGTGATTCTTCGTTCACTGGTTTTGTGTGTTTGATAATAAGTTTAGCACTTTCTAGTTTTTGATAGCTGCTCTTGCTAGTACCATATGCTGCACTAATACCTTCTTCAATTTTCATGTCTCTTACCTTTTGCGCTTGATAGTCTTGGTCTTTGGGTGTAATACTTTTGTTGAAACTTTTTAGAGTGTACTCAACTATGCTCATGTTTGCCAAGTTTTTAAGTTGATACAACATGTCTTTGAGTTCACTGATTTCAGCATTGCGATTTAAACTGACTTTGATTTCTCTTTTGGTGTCGGTTTCGTCAAGATTTACCATACTGCTGATTTTAGGCAAATAAAATCTTCTTGCCTTTTCTGGATCAACAGTGGATTCTCCCTCGTCAGTGTACAGTTCTACTGTTGCACCACTGCCTTTGAGAATTTTAAAAATATCGTTTGCAATCTTGTCGCCGCTAATCATTTTAGTATTCCTTTGTTGTATTTATGTTAGAAACACAAAAGGCATGGGCTCGACACTCTCTTCGTCATTGAAGCTGTCTTTGAGTTCTTCGTATGTGCTTTCATCATACTGTGCTACCTGTTGTGCAATGCGCACAACCAACACACATGCCATTACAAGGTCGTCTGTTTCGCCATCTTTGGCAGCAAAACTACTGCCTCTGGCTATGAATGTTTTGATTTCTCTGAGCAATGCACTGCTGGCTATTTCCATTTTATCAGTTTCAACCCAAGTTTTGAGTTTGCTACAGGCTGCAAGTTTACTCTTGTTTGTGGTAGTAAAGCCCTTTCT